GTAGTAAAAGATGTCTCAAAAAATCTTGAGGTTAAGAACTTACTTAAACTAGATGCCATGCTTAAAGATGAGGTGTCGTTAGTTGCGTACACAAATATAGAATTTTATAAACCAAAGAATATTTATCTAAATCAAGATTTCATGCTTGATAACAGACTTATTTATGCGGATATAAACCTAGATGTTTACACAGCAAATGACCCATTGGTTATCAAAGAAAGAAAATTAGAACAAATTAATTATAAAAAACAAAAACTATTAATAGAAATAAGGGAATTACAAAATGGATAAAAAAATAATTAAGACACAATTAATACACCTATGGAATGACCATAAACCGTTTATGATTGCAGTAGCAATTCTTATAGTGATTGCATGGATAAACTAAAAAATAACATAGGGATAGTAATGCTAATTCTTGGATTAGTAGGCTCTACAGGTACATTCTATAGCAAGTTTGCAAAGATGGAATTAACTATAAGTCAATTATCTTCTGCTACTTCTCCTGATACATCAGGCATTAAAGATAATGAAAAAGAAATAGCAATAGTAAAAAAAGAAATTCAGTTATTAAATCTAGTCATTGAAGAAATAAAAGAACAATCAAAAAATCCGCTTCAGTAGAACATGAAAACAGCAAAGTCTTATGTTCCTAGAGAAAAACCAAAAAAAAGAAAAGGACAACATGCCAAGTCAAGAAACAAAGGAAGTACCTTTAAAAAGTACAACCAACAAGGAAGACCGCAATAGTTTAACCAATATTATAAAAGAGTTGCCACAGTTATTAGTAACTCACGCATACAATAAATTAAAATCAGGTGACGACTTAACCGCATCAGAAATGAAAGTGTGTTTAGAAGTTTGTAAAACTTACAGCACAGAACCTTTGACTAAGAAGGAAGACAACATTCTTGATGACATACCATTTGATACAGATGGACAATAGATTAAAGAACTTTAAAAACTTCCTATTCTTATGTTGGAAGCATTTAAACTTACCTGAACCAACACCAATACAATATGATATAGCAGATTATCTACAGTCTCCTCATAAGAGATTAGTGATTGAAGCATTCAGAGGTGTAGGTAAATCTTGGATTACTTCAGCATTTGTAGTACACCAATTATTATTAAATCCACAGAGAAACATTTTAGTTGTCTCTGCGTCTAAAAGTAGGGCTGATGATTTCAGTACATTCACACAAAGACTAATTGGAGAGATGCCTTTATTATCTCATCTAATACCTAGAGATAACCAGAGACATTCAAAGATAAGTTTTGATGTAGCCCCTGCGTTAGCATCACATGCACCCTCAGTTAAATCTATGGGTATTTCAGGGCAGATGACAGGTAGTAGAGCAGATTTAATTATCGCTGATGACGTTGAGAGTGCAAATAACTCACAAACGCAACTTATGAGAGATAGATTAAGTGAGACAGTAAAAGAATTTGATGCAATTATTAAACCAGAAGTAGGAAGAATTATATTTCTAGGTACACCTCAAAATGAGATGTCACTATATAATACTTTAGAAGAAAGAGGATTTAAGACTAAGATATGGACAGCATTAGTACCAACTAAAACACAAGCAGTTGGCTATGGAGATAAACTTGCTGACATCATTGTAGGTAAAGAAGGAGAACCCACAGACCCCCAAAGGTTTGATGGAGTAGATTTAATGGAAAGACTATCTTCGTATGGTCGTTCAGGTTTTAATTTACAATTTATGTTAGATACAAGTTTGTCTGATGCAAATAGATACCCTCTTAAATTAAATGATTTAATAGTAGCTTCAGGTTGTTCAACTTGGTCAGAAGCACCTGCAAAAATACAGTGGGCTTCATCACCAGAGCAAATGAAAGCTATAGACCCAGATATACCTAATGTAGGACTTAAAGGAGATTACTTTGTAGCCCCTATGTATATGTCTGAGGAATTTACAAAATTTGAAGGCACTTGTATGTCTATTGACCCATCAGGTAGAGGTGAGGATAAGACAGCTTATGCAGTCCTTAAAATGCTTCATGGAGTGTTATATTTAACTGCTGTAGGTTCATTAGAAGGTGGATATTCAGACAATACTATGTCTCAACTATCCCACATTGCTAAGAAACACAATGTCAACTATGTGGTTATCGAGAGTAACTTTGGTGACGGTATGGCAACACAATTACTTAAACCTATCATGGCTAAGATACACCCATGTGAGATAGAGGAAGTTAGACACAATATACAGAAAGAAAAGCGTATCATTGATACACTTGAACCCTTAATGAATAGTCATAGATTAGTTATAGATGACTTACTAATTAATGAAGACTTTAAGAACGAACCTGACCACCAGTTATTTAGACAAATGACAAGGTTAACTAGAGATAGAGGTTCACTAAGACATGATGATGCTATAGACGCATTAGCTATCTGTGCTAACTACTGGGTAACACGATTAGATAGAGACCAACAGTTATCTTATAGTCAACACAAAGACGACTTATTAGATAAAGATTTAGAACGATTTATGGAACATACAACTGGCACTAAGAGAGGAAAGGAAAGATGGATATAGAGAATACTAAAGAAGAAGTTAAGAAAGAAGAAGGTTTCAGAATGGAAGTCTACAAAGACACTCTAGGATTTTCTACAGGTGGCTATGGTCACAAGATGTTAGAAGGTGAAGTAGCACCCAAAGATAAGGTAGGGTGGACTAAGATATTTGAAAGAGACTTTGCAGTAGCAGTGTCTGGTTCAGAAGAATTACTAATGTTATGTCCCAACATAGATGAGACTGCTAGAAATATAGTAGTTGAGATGTGTTATCAAATGGGTAGCTTTGGAGTATCAAAATTCAAAGGTATGTTATCAGCACTCCAAGAGAGTGACTATAAGACTGCTAGTATAGAAATGTTAGACAGTAGATGGGCTAAACAGACACCAGAGAGGGCTATGCGTATGTCTCAGCGTATGGAGAGTATATAAGGTGAATAGACAGACAGCCTTTGTGTTTAGATTAAAGAGTATTATAAAGAGATGCCGAGAGCAGGGTAAATTTAAGATAGCGATTTGTTTGAAACAAAAATATGAAAGGGTATTTCGTATATCGACCAAGCAAGTTTCCCCCTTAGGTTGCACCCAGAAATCCCTAAAAGTATAGCATCACACATAGGTAGCCGCAGAATTTCGCCCTGTATAGAGGGGATAGACCTTGCGTGGCGGTGCGTGTGGGCGTTCTTTATGTATGCACAGGGGTGGGCGTGGGGTTCTTTATGTATGTGCGAGGGGAGCAAGGCGTGGTGTTGTGTGTTATTGTATGTGTTAGAGAGTGTCTGTTTTTTTAAATAATGCTTTCATACATACACATAGCACACACATAGCACACACATAGCACACACATAGCACACGCACAGACACACACACAGCCACACACACAGCCACACACACAGCCACACACAGCCACACACAGCCATACTAATGACATGCCACTCATCAACCTTCAAGGGATAAAAGTACCCATTTTAGAGAAAACAAAAAGAAACAACACTGTGTATCTACACACAGCATACACAGGGTATCTACACAGGGTATCTACTCAGGGTATCACTCAAGCATCTCCACAAGTACACCACAAGTACACCACTAGCCCACCACACAAGCATTGTTATATACACCACCTACCTAAGTAATACACATATAGAGGGATATGATAGATAATTAAATTAATTATATTTAGGGGTTGACATCAATGTTTACTTATGAAATACACAGATTAATTATTTTTACTTGTTTTTATCTACATACAAAAACATAGAGCCACACACGGTTCTACCTCTGCGGATAGAGGTTCTCTGGGCGAGTAAGTCTCTAAGGTGTGTGGGAAGTCCTCTGAAGCTGTAAGCGGTCACTAGCGTGATGTTATGGATAGCTTGGTTATTCAGTGTTTTATACACTGCTGACGATTGCACAGATTAGCATGAAATAACCTAACAAAGGATAAACACATTATGACTAAGT